GGCTTTTGCCCCGGCTGAGTTCCGCTTCGATTGCAAGGGGACACTGAGTCGGGATGTGTACACCACTTGGATTAACGGAATAAGGTCGGTGACCAAAACAAGGAAGCAACTGTGGATGGCGGACGACGTATGGCCTGAAATCCTAACCCACAGCCAAGGACCCAAAAATGGATAACGTCACAATGAGCCTGAGAGAGTGAACATGTACCATGACCGAGAGGAACGAGTAGGAAGGGGGGGGAGTGGCAGGAGCGTGCGATGCACCTTGAATCGTGCCCCCACCTTGTGAATCTGGACTCAAGGAAGTGGAGTGGGATACTCCGTTAGGGCGTTGAGTTTTTGACACATGGACTGGAGAGTCAGTACTCACCCGGAACCGAAATGGAATATGATTCGACAAGCGCTCAAGAACGGGATGTATTAGTCAACGCGACGGGCGTGGACGAAGGGAACGAGATGTTCAGACAAGATACAGACGTGTTAGGTGCACGCACGTTGTATGAGGAAATGAAACGCACAACTAGGATATTATATGGAGTAGGTGGAGTGTGTCTAGTCTTGGGGATCATTTTGGGCATTCTGGTTGGGATCTCAATAAGATTAGAGAAACACATGGCCTACTTGGAACAACGGCAAACGGACGATATGGAGCGGATTATCTATAGAGTAACTACATCGGAGAAGTTACTCGACGTGGTATGCAAGGCCGAGTTCGGCCAGACATCCACGTTATGCGGTTTTAAAATAAAACAATCATAATGTCAGAAAACAATAGTAATAAATTTGATTCCGATAAAACAAACGAAGGTACAACTCAGTCAGGACAACCACAACAGCTGGATACCATATACCAAAAACAGTCATTCTTTGACTACAAAACGGTATTAAATAGTGAAACCGCTAAGGTAGTTAAACAGTGGTATTTACATCCGTACACCGGGGTGGGTCCCCATTCCGTATCTTTTTCACAATCACTCACAAACAGAGACATAATCAACATGTACACTCAGAGTGGCAACTACTTCTACCATTCAAATTGTTATTCGGCCGCATATTGGACTGCGTCCTCTGGATACCATCAATGGACCGTTGATCCCAAAAGAGAAGACAAGATCATTTTTGTTAGGGATGGAGAGTCTGATGATGAGTGTGATGTAAGATCAGCCCACAGTGATGAAAGTCTGGCGTCCAGCAGTATTCTCAGCGAGGTAGACACAAGGGCCCTTGAAACCCAGTCTGAGCTACTAAACATCTCTCCGTCTGTGAGGATATACTATAGGGACACAGCATCAATTCCCAAAATAGTGTGGGACTCGCTCTCATCCGGTATGCGATCAGTCCTCCAGACTACCAGTAAGTACAGACTGACGATGGGTCGCAGGTTAGTTCAACCAAAGGAGTGGCGCTCAATGGACGTGTATCAACCTAGTAAGTGGGGACGTAATAGTGCGGCAAAATTAGGAGCTAATACAAACGCCAATTTGGATCCGGACTTGAATAGAGTAGACGTATTTCCAGCCGGTAAGGTAAAGACGCCAGCAGAAGATTTCATCGTAGCATCAGGGTGGCAACCTCTTCCAGACAAAACGGCATACTACTGGCCGACACTGGTAAAATCAGGAGACCTGCCCGAATCATTTGGGATTAAAACTACCAGCGTATCTAAATTCTCATCATATCAAGGACATCTAGACTGCGCAGACACAGTGCCCGTTAGGTCGGTCACTCGAAGCTACAGTATGTTGCCCTCCGACATAGACGTGGATAGAGCACTGCCAACCACGAACGTTTACTCACAATTCATGACCAAAATAACTAAAGATATGCCGGACGATGCCTTTCGTTCTATGATCAGTCGACCTGCCATTACGGATGCGGATGTGCGGATATGGTTGGCACATGGCCTAAGCAAGAGTAAGTATGGGTCGTACATGGACGTGGTTCCACAGTTAACAGCAATGTTGATGCTCTACTCTCTAACCAAAGATCGCCATTACATTGACCCAATAGTTTTCCGTACTATACGCAACAAGAGCGTTAAAGCGTACGACCGTGGAGTGGTCATTTCTCGACGCGATTTAGATGAATATCCGTCTTTGTATGTTGTAACATCACACTTAACATACTTTGTGAAATATATGGCTAGAGTAGTCCCGACAGCAGCAGAGTACGACCCTAATCTCTTGGACATGGATTGGGTTGCTATACCGATAACGGCAGAATTGTTGGCTAACCCAACTAAATTGGGTGCGTATGTCATATCCCACATGAGCTCGGAATATTGGAATGGAACCGTGACGTGGTACAGGAAAAGTGCGTACCAAGCAACAGATAAGCAGGTACCTGATAACACGTACATAAAAGACCGAGTGGTGATTGGAAACGAATACTTTATGCCCTCCGCGAATAGTGTCTATATAGCTGGGGTCAGGAAGGTTTGGTTAGTTGTAATGCCTAGTGTAGCGGACGCTTCTCCGTCTCTGGCCATGTTTGGAACCAACATTCCCCGCTCTCCCGGAACTAACGGTAAGTTAGTCTTTAAGGATATGAAGGAGCCTTGGCAAAAGTACTGGGAAGGAACAGATACAACGTCAATACCAGCGAAGATAACAGATTTCTTCTGGGCACTGGGCATCATGATGCACTCAACAACCACGCCGGATTCGACGCGGAGAGCCCTAGGGTTGGCTACCGAGCTAAGTAACGTATCGTATCCCGGAGTAAGGCTGACAACAGGTGGAGCAACGGTACCATTGCTGATGGGAGGGGCGTGGACGTACGGGGGAACAAAGGTATTCAAGAACAAGTACGATTCGAAGGATTGGGCAGATGGTGAATTGCCAGCTAAGAACAGGGACGTCGACAGAAGGCAGAGGATGGCTGGCTTTAGTTATTCATCTGTGTCACCTAGTATACAACACGCAGCCAGCTACTGTGAATTGGGGCAAAACCTATTCCTGTCGAGATATTACTCAAACGATGGACAGGAAGATGGAGAAACTTGGACGGTGGATAAGATCAGCCAACGATGGGCAACCGTCATACCAACATCTGATACCCCACAATACGTTGCAAACCAGGCAACGTCCATTTGTCGCTTGGCTGTAGCTGCAGGATTTCTGGAGACAGGAGGAGGAGCTGAGTACAGCTTCTCTAATTCGTACGCGGTACAACAGTTCTTGACACACAACGGCTCTGCGATGTTTGGGAATATGGCAGCTATGATGATCGATAACGACATACAACCTTGGTTTTGGCTGGGATACGGATACAACGACTACCCACAATACTTTGACGCCTATTCAAAATTATTCAAAGGACTATTCCATTCCACAATCTACCCAAAAAACATACAAAATTTAGATTTGGTAAACCCCGAGTACGATTGGGCTAGCGCCTTGTCGTACTATAACACAAATCCGTTTGATTCAGAAGTATGGATGCAAAGTATTCCCGTTCCTATATGTAACTACCTCCAATGGACAATGAAGTTGGGTATCGCACGTAGTCCTAACACCGACTCAGTTATGCCGATCCGGTTAATGGGAGAAGAACTGTATGGGTTGAGGATAACCAAGAAGAACAACGATCTTAAGGCGCGGCTTTTTTTGATGGTGAATGACAACAAAACATCATGGCCCAAGGTTCGGGTGTTCGACGCCTTTGAAGACAAGCCATATGATGAAAGTATGTGGATGGATGACTACTACTTCTTATCCACGGCATTAGTAGACCCGGGGGTACCTACCACCTTGGGGTGGGACAAATCGGCAAATTTGTCTAGTTCAACATACGCCCGGGCTGTAGCACCGGGAGTCCTAGGGTACGAAGTAGAGACGGTCATGGTAATAACATCGGGGTTGGGATTGAGTCGGAACGAACTGCAAGCTGAGCCACACGTAACACCAGTCTGCCTACCAGATCCCCCTACAGCGAAGTCTTTTTTAGCCGAGAAAATTATGGTACCACCGACCCAGCACACAGAGAACCCAGATCCTCCTCCCACCCGGGAGGAGGTCATGGCTATAACGGATTCCGTCACGCCCGTGACAACCACCATAACCCAAGCTTAAGTTACCGGACCGAATACCTGGTGAATGGGCAGTTTCCCAAATGTGGGCCAGTCTACAGAATCATGTTTGACGGCGTATTTCCGGAGATTACGGACTTACGACCTAACGTCGATGTGAGTGGATTGGCACGGACGAGGGAGGATGGCCACGCGTTAGGACTCGGTTCGTTTTCTTCTGCCTTACACTTCTATTACAGATCTATATGTCGGATGGGACAAACCAATGTTGCTAGATGCTTACAGGGCATCATTTGTAAAATATCTAACAAAATTAAAAAATTAAAAATAAGTCCACAATATATTGATGATTATGTCCGAAAAAACTTAAAACACGTTCACAATTATTTCTTCCCCAAAGTGTCAGAATGTATCGGTAACATGATGCTATGTCACTTACACACACTGGGAGGTCCGTCTCCTTACACTACGGAACAGATACACCGGGATATGGATTCATGGGTCAAAGGAGAGATCGACACCTTTCCGCGAGAATGGTTGTTGGAAAAGTTGGATACGGTTTTCGCTTCAACTAAGAAGATGCACCAATCGTTAAGCCTCACATTCGAAGAATATTCTAAAGATGTAATGAGGTGGGCTACGAGTGGAGGGGCGCCCGCTGTCGAATTCAGAGGTACCAAGATGAGGTCTAAGTGGGCATGGGGATTCTCCAAGTTGGGGGACATCACTTCGGACCACTACGGCCAAGAATTGTACAAGGCAGCTTGCAACACTGACGGAACGTACACTGTAGCCCTGAAGCGTGAACCTGCAAAAACAAGAGAGATAATCAGCAGTCCAATGGGGTCACACATTCGGCAGTCATACCTACTATACCGTATGACGAACTGGGACATACCGAGCCCTGCTTACCAGAAGCTAGCATACCAAACCTATCTGGATAAGCAATATTGGTCGTATTGTTCGATAGATGGGGATCGGTTCGACCATAACGTCCCTAAGTGGTTTGTCATGGAGTTTATTCGCAGGATGGGGTTCGACGTCGAAACTCAGAGGGTAGTCGAAATGGAGTTGCAACACCTGGATAGGGCCGTGTTACATTTTGGGCCTGCTAGCTGGCGATGGGAACACGGATTGTTAAGTGGATGGCGGCTTACCTCGTTGCTGGGATCAACTATATCGCATCTAGCGGCGATGTGGATCAAGGAAAGAACTCGCTACTTCTGTCAGCATCTAGTGTTGGGTGACGACATCATATTGTTCAGTGACATCGACGAACTAGATGTACACCGATGTGTCGCAGAATACCGATCGTTTGGTATTCCAGCCAATGCAGACAAGAGTATATCTGGGCGCGTTGGAGAATTCTTAAGAAAGGTAGCCACACCGACCGGTGTAATTGGGTATCCTGCATTGGCCCTGAAGTCTATATACTACGCCAGCCCATGGCTGGATCAGTATCAAAGGTCAGTGCAATCAGAGATCTCACACAGTTGGTGGACCTATATATCTAGAATTCTCCCATTCCGCACAGATAATAGTGTGATCCTTGATACCATCGAAAGAATGGGACGCGATATCTGGTTCCAGGAAAACGAATTCTATAAGTGGGTTCAGACGCCGATGTGTTTGGGAGGTGGAGGGGTGATGGAGACCAGTGCCCAGCAGTACTGGCTGGCTTATCTAACTAACGTCTCGAAGGATATAGACCGTGAATCTTATTTTTACTCAATCTTTGGAATCGGTGACAAAAGACTGCATCGAAAATATTCTTTTAAAAAAATGGTCCCATCTAACATTCACTACAAATTTGATAGTTCCAGTATTCCTATTAGACCTACAATTCCTGAGTCGATAAACAAAACTAAAATAATCATGCGGTGGTATTTTTTACAATTACCAAATTCATACCTACAGAAGCAGGGTATCCAGTTCACAAAATCCCTGCGAGGCCTAACGAACACTAAGTTGATGGAGCTTTTGTTAGGTCAATCAGATAAAATGACTTCAGTTGTCAGTTTGCTCCATGTCGGCGAACAAATGAGTGAGAAAGTTGGAGGGTTAACCCAGATGATATCTGCGATGCGGCCTAGAGGCCCAGTATCAAAGATAATTCCGGACATGTATATGTACCTGGAACGGTTCCTCTCAAACAAGCGATACGCTCTAGTAACGTGGTGACCTGTTATGTGTGCAGATCACCACCGCCTCCTACATACACATGCTTGGCAACGTTGCACGGGTGGGATACATCGTCCCTCAGATCCACCTGGCGAGGGAATTATGAGGTGGGGGTTAAAGCC